AACTGTAGGTGTATCTGCTGTGTCATTTGATTTAGTTGCTTCCCAACCTGTATTATTATCAGCGTTATATTTTGTTTCGTTCCAATTGATTTTGTAGAAAAAAGCTGTTTCACCTGATCCTCCACTAGTAACTGATGGGTATGTAATTGGTGCTTGCCAATCATCACTTCCATCTAGAGACCAAGATGCATAAGGTTGTTGTACAATGAATTTATTTTTAGATGCATCATATCTCATATTAATACCTGCGTATTGTTTTCTAAAATTATTGTTATAAGATGTTTGCTTCCAAGTGCCACCTCCAAAAAAATTAACACACCATGTTTCACCATCAACGTGTTCATCTGAAGGCACTTCATCATTAGCCACAACTACAACTCTTTTTACAATCAGATGTGTATCTGATGTAAAACCAGTTGGGTCGGTTTTTGATTCTAACTCTGCAAAATGTGCCATGTTTATTTTCCTCCGTTATAAAAAATTCTGTTATGCTCCGTTTATTGTCAACGTTCCTGACGCTGTAAATTTTGCTATTTTATCACCACCTGGATGTGTTGACAATGTTCTAGCAGGGGTTGGACTTCCTGATAAAACAAATTCACTAGGTACTCTAACTACAACTATACCTGAACCACCTGCAATATTAGTTAAAGCACCGCCACCTGCTCCACCACCAGTGTTTGCATCTCCTGCTGTATTTGTAGTTGGTTGAGGTGGGCTACTTTGATAAACAACACCACATCCTCCACCGCCTGCTCCACCTGAACCAGCAGTACCATTAAGATAGTTAGCACCACCTCCACCACCAGCATAAGTAGTAGCTGGCCCTAAAATTGCATTTGGTGCTCCTGCTCCACCATTACCAGCACAGTTATTAGCATTAGCTCCAACAGCAGTTGCTCCACCACCACCACCAGCACCGACATTATTACCATCTCCTGGTCTTGAATCATTTCCTCCAGCATTACCTTGAGGTGGATCTGTGGGAGGTGTATTACCTGCTCCTCCACATCCATCATTAAAATTACCACCTGTAGCACCACCACCTGAACCTCCAGCTTGACCAGAACCAGCTCCAGATGTTCCTGATCTACCACCACCTGTAGATGTAATTGTTGAAAATATTGAATTAGAACCACAAGTTCCACTTCCTCCAGCTCCAACTGTTATAGGATAATCTCCTGGCCCTAAACTTAATGCTGATCCTCGTAGTGGACTTGGCCCATATCCTGATGCACGATAACCTCCTGCACCTCCACCACCACCAACGTGTGCACCACTTGGAGATCCTCCACCACCAGCGACTACTAAATAATCTACTGATGCATTTGCTCTAGTTATCCACTCTGAATTTTTTACTTGATCGAAATGTTCGTTTATTGTCCATTTACCTGATGCACATTTTGGTATTGTTTCTTTAATTACTACTACTCCTGAACCACCTGCTTTAGATCCAGCACCTGCAGTATTATCATGTCCACCACCACCGCCTCCAGTATTTGCAGTTCCAGCTGTTTTAAAAGCACCACCTCCACCAGGGGCCGTAGCTCCTGGAGTTCCGTATGCTCCACCAGCACCACCTGATGCTCTTACTGTACAATCTCCTGGCCAAGCACTTGAACCTGCTCCACCAGCACCACCTGGGCCGCAACTTCCTGCAGTACTACCATCACCACCAGCACCACCAGCACCGCCACCACCACCAGCTGCATTAATTCTACCACCACCTCCATCATTACCCTGTGAAGGACTTGTAGGAGGAGTATTACCTGATCCACCATTTGTTGAAGGTGAAACATCTGGATTAGATTCTGAACCTCCACCACCTGATGCACCATTTGCTCCATTTTGTCTAGGACTACCTGGGTTTGTGTGGACACCACCACCGCCACCTCCTCCATTAGAAGTTAGTGGGCCAAAAACTGTATTACTACCTGTTGCTCCAATAGCAGGAGATCCTGGAGTTCCTCCAGACCCTCCAGCACCTATAGTAACTGGTGTACATCTACTTGAAATACTTATAGATGTATTAAATCTATAACCACCTGCTCCACCTCCACCAGAAGGTGAACAACCATCAGCTGCATAACCACTTCCACCGCCACCTCCAATAACTAATGCACTAACAGATGTAACTTGACAATTTTGTCTTACAAAATTACCTGTTGATGTTATTGATGAAGTTTTAGTAGATGGTGTACATACTACTTTTAAAGGTCCGATAATTCCGCCATTAGCCATAGCTGATTACCTCCTATGCGTCGTCTAATTCTTCATAAGAAACAAAATAAGTTAGGTCACTGTTAGCACTTGCTGTAACTGCTAATATATCTGTTTCGTCTAAATAGATTGGGTTTTCTAAAAAACTTAATGTTGCATCTGCTGGAACAGAAATAGTTTTAGCAATAGCAACATAGTTACTACCGTTATCTACACTTACTTCTATTGTTATATCAGCAGCATTTGAACCATCAATGTTTGCAATAAGTATTGTGTTTATTTTTGCTACTTTATCTGCAGCTACATCAACAGCGGACGCTCTTGAAGTGGTCACTGCTCCTGTTGCATTTTTAGCATTAATTGTTGCTACGTTTACTATATTTGGTGTTGCCATATTATTCTCCTTTTATCCGAATACGATCGCCATTGCAATAGCTTTTCCTACTGATGCAGCACTAGAGTTTGCATCAATATATGTTACTAATCTTGAGGCAGCTACTTTTCTATTTGTACCACCTGCTCCATTGTCTACTATAAATAAGTCAGCATCCACAATAGCCTCACCTATATCTGTACCACCATCAATATCTAAATTAGCTATAGAAAAAGCACCAGCTGCAGCGCCAACAAGAGTTTTAAAATCAGATGCAGGAATAGTTTTCATAGTTCCACCATCATTAACTACGACACCATCAGAGTCAGCTATAGTAATAGTGCTACCGACTGAAGTGTTACCATCTAGTAAATTTAATTCTGATGCTGTAGATGTAACACCATCTAATATATTTAATTCAGCAGCTGTTGATGTAACACCGTCTAGTATATTAAGTTCCGCAGCTGTTGAAGTAACACCATCTAGTATATTTAACTCTGCAGTTGTTGCAGTCACGCCATCCAACAGATTTATCTCTGTTGCTGTTGCAGTCACGGCTACATTTTCATTTATTTTTGGTGAAGTTAAAGTTTTGTTTGTTAAAGTTTGTGTTGCAACAAGAGATACTAAAGTTGAGTCAGCACCATCTGGTAACAACATGACGTTTGTAACAGCTGCTGAGTGTGGTTGAGATTTTAATATTTGACCGTGGGAATTAGACTCACAATTAAATTGTATGGCACCTGCATTTGTATTACCTCTAACAGTTACATGGCCTGTTCCTTTTGCTTCAATTTCTAAATCAATATTAGAATCACCACCAGTTGCTGATAGTTTTGGTGCATTACCTGTTGCAGCATTTGTTACATCAAATTGATTGACTGCTGAACTAGTTGTTTGAAATATAATTTGTTCATTACCGTTTTCATCTGCAATAAAGTGTGCATCATCTATTAAAATATTTGCAGAGTTGGTATCTAAGTTACCACCTAATTGTGGAGTTGTGTCTTCTACTACATTTGATATAGCACCTGATGCAGCAAGTCCTGATACAACTGCTGATCTTGCAACTTTTTTAAGACCACCACCTGAAGTATCAACTGCTAAAAATACATCATCATTAGCTATTGTAGAAATTTCAGATAAATCACCTACTGCGATAGAATTAAAGTTTGTACCATCTGCAACTAATAAATTACCTGAAGTATTTGTACCCATTGTAATATCATCACCAGATACTGTAAGATCTCCAGAGATAGTTAAGTTTCTAAGTCCAGTTAAATCTTTATTAGAATCTACTATCACTGCTTTAGATGCGCTTACAGTTCCTGCTGTAATACCATCTACTAAATTTAATTCTGCAGCTGTTGAAGTAACACCATCTAATATATTAAGTTCTGCAGCAGTAGATGTAACACCATCTAATATGTTTAATTCTGCGGCTGTAGACGTAACTCCATCTAAAATATTTAATTCTGCTGCCGTTGATGTTACAGCGGTGCTTCCTAAAGTTAAACCACCATCCGGTATAACAACACTACTTCCAGACAAAGCTGTGAATGTGTTTGCTGTAAATCTAAAATCATCTGCTCCAGCAATTGCAATATCTATTTGATCATCTGTATCTGCTGTAATTGTAGTATCTTGATCTTCATCTAATATTAATGAATCACCATTAAGATCATAACTTCCAACACCACCCGTTGCAGTGTCTACAATATTTGTTCCATTAGAAAATACTAACCTTGTTCCTTTATCAGATGTACCAAAAGTTATACCAGTTCCCGATGCAGTTTTAAATTGAACAGTATACGCGCCTGAAGTTCCATTTACTACAATGTAAACTTTTTCAATTGAATCTGGAACAGTTACAATAGAATTACCTGTAATAGTTCCTGTTAACTTTATAACAGCGTGTCTTGCAACTGATGTAGACTCTGTCGTATCACCATCTGTAATACTTAATACTGTTGTGCCACCACTAGTTACCGCTTGTTCTACATAACCAGCAATTGCTTTTTCTACAATTTGTAAGTTGGTATTTGTTTTTGTTCCCCATGTACCGGCATTTTCGCCGGTTGCCATTAGTTCAATACCTAGATCTGAATAACTTGATGCCATAATTTAATTCCTTTACGGTGCTGGCGAATTGACTGGTATTCTAATTGTACCATCAGAATAATCATCTCTTCGTCTTCTACCTATTTGTTCTCCTCCAAATTTTTCTACTTCTATTTTGTATTTTTGTTCATACAATTGCAGCATGTCCGCTGGGCCTTTTAAATACGCATACGCTTCTGCGAGACAACAGTATAGCAGACCATTTGGAAAATTCAAACTAATGTAACTAGTTTCATTGTCTGTTGCTTCTAATTTATCTGGTATACGATTGTAATGAATTTGATATTCGTAAGTTGTGTCAGGCACTGGTGATAACAAAATAGCACCTGATGTAGAGCTAGTATTACCTGTACCACCACCTTTCATTGCGTAATATTTTGGTTTTGCTGTGCTTGTATTTGCTGAACTGTACTCTTCTAAAAATGTTAAATCTTTTTTCTCTAACCAAATGTTAGAGCCAGTTGTAACTGATGTTGAATCATAAACTTGTACACCTCTAATAACTAATGCTCCTGCTGGGACATTTACAAAGTCTTGATCAGCAACTAAATTACCAGTTGTTGATGTTCTGTATGCATCAATAGGCACATCTCTAAAAATTCTATACTCTGCATTTAAAACTATATTTTCAATTACAGCATCAGTTAAAACAGTGCTAGTTACTTCTGTGTAATTTCTAATATTTGTTCTTAAATCTGAAAAACTTATTCCTGCCATTATGCTGTCAATGTTGCTGGACCAGCCGAACAACTATTGCCTCCTCCTGATATACCACCTGTTGTAGCAGTGTTTGTGTCTACAGTAAAGTGATAGAAATCTGTTGTGTTTGCAATATTACCACTTGAATCTCTTTTACCAACTGTAATAGAATATCCTGCAGCTTTTGCTAAATTAGCTCCTGTAACACCATCAAAACCAACTGGATTTTGAAAAGCATCTGGATCTGATGTTGTATAGATAGGTCCTCTAAATCTTACAGTATCACCTGTAGATCTACCATGAGATTTTTCAAATACATTTATAATACCTGATGATGTTGCAATCGTTTGAAAAGGATTTGGTCCTAAAGGTCTTGCAACTTCATTTTCAGTTCTAGCAGGTCTTGCATCATATAAACTTTGTGCATCTCCTGATCTTGATCTTAATTCTAGTTGAGGGTGTTTAGCTTCAAATTCAGATTGATGCACTAAATGACCATTCCATTCTTTGACCATTTCTCTGTATGGAAACTCCATTCCTGATCTGTCTGATATTGCTTTTGCGTATTTTCCTCTTGCTTGTGCCA